GACTCTGGTGGTGATTCAGGATCAGGCGACAGCGGCGCAGGAGATAGCGGAGATTCTGGCGACACCGGCGATACAGGTATAGGCGACACAGCTGGATCGGGCAATGACGGCGGAGACGAAGGCGCAGGTATAGGCGACACAGGCGAAGGTGAATCTAGTGAAGGCATTAGTGATGCCGAAGCAGCCACAGGTATTGTAGGGGTAGGAGCAAGTGATGCAGCAGCAGCCACAGGTAACAGTTCAAGCGTAGGCGAAGGTGCTGTAGGTGGCGATATGGGCGGTATTACTGATGCAGCATATGGATCAGTGATAGGCAATACAATAGGTGAAATAGGTGAAGCAATTAGTGAAGGACTAGGTGGCGGTATAGGAGGAGACGGCGGAGGTATAGGTGGCGACGGTGGAGGAGACGGTAGTGGATATTGGGGCGGTGGTGATACTACTGTAACTCCAGTTGCACCTGCAGGTCCTACAACAACTCCAGGCCCTGTTAATCCAAAGTATCTAAATCCAGGTATGATTGAAACTACACCGTTCTATCAAACTACAAGCCCAGTGCAAAGTAAATTCTTCTGGGGTGATCATCCACTTCAAACTGGATCTACATTTGATGCTAATGCGTGGAATGCAGTACCTAATGCTCCACAAACAGCCTGGGGTTTACAAGAATTTGGTCAACCAATGACGTTGCAACAAGCAATGAGTGTGCTACAAGGACAACAAACATATCCAACACTAACGGCCGCAGAGCAGGCATATCTTTCTATGTTGGACCCTCAAGCAGCACAACAGTTCTTACAAAGTAAGGGCCTAGCGTAATACGCTAAATATAACAAAGAGGACACAACAATGAGTGGATTAATTGATAGCTTTTTCGGTAGTAGCAAAGAAACAACTGTGAACCAACTACCTTCACAGATGCAAGATATTCAAGCAACAAACGAATTTAAGTCGGGCACTATGCTACCGGCTTATAAAGACTATATGGCAGGCGCACGTACCGGCTACCAAGAAGCACTTCCGGGTATGATGAAGGCTGCTCAAGGTGGCGCAGGCTACGCAGGTCAAGTTGGACAAGTAATGGGCGAAACAGGCGAAAGTGCTGCTCGCACAGGCATTACAGGATTGGAAGACTTTTTCCGTCCAGGCTACGGACAAGAACAGTTTGCAGCAGCAATGGCTCCTATTCAAGCACAGTATCAACAAAACGTTGCTAACCAAAGCGCACAGTTTGGTGGTGCAGGACAATTAGGTAGTGCTCGTCAAGCCCTAGCAGGACAGCAAATGGCCGGCGCAACACAAAGTGCTCAAATGCAAGCGGCTGCTAACGTGATGAACCAATTAAACCAACAACGCTTACAAGCAGGACAAGCATTAGGACAACTAGGTGGCAGTTACTTAAATCAAGGCCTAGGTGCAAAACAAGCACAACTTGGATTTGCAGAACGTCCAATGGATTGGTATTCTACACTTGGCAAGCAATATGCAAGCGTGCCAAGCGGAATGTACCAAGCACAGTATCCGGGACAACAAGATACTACTAGCAGCAGCACACCAAGTCTATTTGACATCGGTGCTAAAGTATTACCATTCTTTCTATAATAAAGGTTTAAAACAATGGCAGAATATGACGCAATGGGCAATTACACAGGTTATAACGACAGTTATCAGCCTGTTGCGCCTTTCTATGATTCCTTTGGTAGTGAAGTTCTAAATGACGAAAAGCGTCGTCTAAAAGAAGAAGAACTAAAACGCCAAATTGAAGAATACAACAGACAACAAAATGAACTTGCCAGTGAAGTAAGCCACAAGCAAGAGATCACTACATACGGCGATGGTAGCCGCACTGTAAAAACTCAACGCGAGATTCCTGCAGCAGGCCTAGGCCGCGGCTATGTTAATCCTCCGGCAGCACAAGCACAACCGGTTGCTCCAGTAGCACCAGCAGCAGATCAAAGTGCTTATACTGCTCAAATGGAAAGCGGTAACAATCCTAACATTGGCTACCACGATAGAACAAAAGGTAGTGCATACGGTACCTACGGTTTAACAAGTGCAGCGTACCAAGATGTTCAACGTGCTAATCCACAGTTTGCAGGACGCGATATTACAACGCTAACACCCGAAGAACAAACACAGGCTTACCGTACGTACACAGGTTTAAATGCTAATGCACTACAGCGTTTCGGTGTTGAGCCAACAGCAGCAAACCAACGTCTTGCTCACTTCCTAGGTGCTAAAGGTGCAGCAGAGTTCTTAAGAAATGGTACAGTAAGTCCGGCAGCAGCAGCGGCTAACGGCGGTGAAGATAATGTTCGTCGTATCGCACAAGCACGTCTAGGTGGCGGTGTTGCTCCAGCAAGTGGCGCAGCAAGTTTAGTAGCAGGTGAACAAGGTGGAATGCCTACAGCACCGGTTGCTCCAACAGAAGGTGCATTTACAGGACAAGGCTTAAAGGCTCCTACAGTAGGCCCTGCTCCAACAGCCAGGGTACCTAGCAGCGAACAATTCGTTACACGTTACCAAGACACACAAACAGATCCTGCAGGCTTAATGAAACTAGCCACAGATGATACTGCTCCAGACTGGATTAAAGAGCGTGCTCGCAATCGTGCAGCAGACTTAATCACAGAACAACGTGATACAATGAAAGCCAAAGAAGCATTGGCAGCAGCAACTCCTAATGACCTAGCACGTTACCTACAAGGTAAAACTAAGTCAGGTGAAGACTACAACTTAACAACTCGTATTCGTGCTATGTTATTCAGCGCAAGTGGTAATAACGAACTAGCAATGCGTGAATGGAACAAGTTAGACAACACCGGTACTGACAAGTATGTACAGGGCGCAGATGGTCAAAGTTACTTACTACGCACTCGTGCAAACGGTGAAGTAATGGGCGGCTTCAATGCTAAAACAGGTGCAGCACTAACACCAGAAGAAATAGTTAACGTAAGTGCTGGCGTACAAACACAAAAAGGTGTACACCAAGCAGCAGACACATACGCAGATCCAACAGGTAAGATTAAAGGTAACTTCGTACTTGAGACTCGTCCTGGACAAGCACCAGTGTTTAAAGAAGTTGGTACAGGTCGTGTTGCTACAGCAGCAGAAGGTGCAGTACTACGTAAGATTGGTGTAACAGGCACATTAGAAGATCAACTTGCACGTCAACGTCAAAAGTTAATGACAGACTTACAGTTTGTTGAACCTACTAAGCGTATGGAATTCGCAGCACGATTTGATGCCGAACACGGTACAAACTTTGCCGGTGAACTTAAGAATCAAATGCCAGGCTCATTCGGTGGTCAACCTGCGCAGGCTACAACTGTTGCTCCTAGCGTAGCAGCAAGTGGTGGCGCACCTGCAGGACAAGCAGTAAGCGGTCCGGTTGCTCCAACAGGCAATATTCCAACAGGTCCTATTGCTCCGGGCGCAGCAATAACAAAGCCAGTAGCCGGTATGACTCCTGCCCAAATCAAGCAGCAAGAAACATTAGGCACAGAAGCAGGCAAGGCTGGTATTGCAGTAGGCGAAACAGAGCAAAAAGAATTCGTCAAAGATATGAAGCCGGCTATCGGTACAGCAGCAAGTGACGGCCAAATGATTGGTAGTGCTCGTCGTCAACAGTTAGATCTAATTAAGTCTAACCCAAGCATTCTAAACATTATGAACGGTGATGGCACACGCTTTGACCAAGCACGTAACATTATCACTCGTATTGCTACAGGTGCTTACAGTGATGAAAACAAAGAAGCACTATACAAAGATGTTAAGGCAACTGGCCTAAGTCAAGCAGAACAAGGTGCATTATTAGACTTTGCTAACTTGAATACAGGTATCAATGCTAAGACATTGAAAGCCAACAGTGGCGCTGGTTCAATCAGTAACGCAGAACAACAGGCTAACAAGGATGCTAACATTGGTAACGTAGACCGTATTCCTGCTTATGCAGCATTAAGTGGTTTACACCGTAGCCAGTTTAGCGGCGACTTAGCAGCAAGTAAGCAAGCGTTCTTAGACACACACCCAGACATTAAGACTACAAGTCAATTCAACAGTGCTTGGGCTAAAGAAGAAGCCAACTTGCTTAAAGGTTATCAAGGTATTGCTAAGGCACGCTTTGATGTTATGGGCCGTGCTCCTGAAGTTGGTGCAAGTAAAGAAGCAATTGCCGCATATAAGGATCGCGTATTCCGCGCATTTGAAGCATATCCTGCTCCTAAGTGGGATGCTGCAACAGGTAAGTGGGATTACCAAACTGCTAATGCTAAACGAGCAGCGATGAGACAAATTTTAGGACAATAAGATGACCGAACAAGATATTGCAAAATTAAAAGCCGCTGGTTTTAGCGATGCAGACATCAAAGACTATATGGCAACTGAACCTGGTGCAGGGGGCACTGCCCCTGCTAGTGCTCCTGTTGAGAACTTACCTGAGATTGATGTTACCAAGCCTAGCACTATATTAAGTCAAGCACAGGCACAAGGTATTCCTACTACTAATGAAGGCAGTGTTGCAACAGATATAGCAGCATTAGGTGCAGCAGCAGCGCCTTACGCAGTGCCGGCAGCAGCAACAGCAGCCGGTATATACGGTGCTGCTAAAATAGGTGGTTGGGGTAGAGATATGTTGTCTACTGCACGTGAAGGTATGGAAGCATATCGTCACGGTGTTAACACTGCTAATGAAATTGCTCAACGTAATGCAGCATTGCAAGAAGCCCGTATCGCCGAACGTGTTGCACGTGGCGGCCAAGCAGCAGGACAAGCAGTGCAAGCAGGAGAGCAAGCAGGATCTAGAGCATTCCAACAAATGGGACAACAGTTAGCCAAGCCAATTGCACCGACAGGCGCAGTTCCAACAGGTCCGGTTGCTCCGGCAGCAGCACCAGCAGCACCTGCTCCGGTAGCACAACCAGCAGCACAGCCTAGCCTAATTGATAGAACTACTGCAATGATTCGTCAACTAGCAGCGAACAAGGTCTTAAATACTGTGGCTAAAGGTGGATTAGGAATTGCAGCGGCATTAACTCCAGGTAACGTTGGTCAAAACTATCCGTTCCCAACAAGCGGTCCTTACAAAGGTATGGAAATTAACCCAAGAACAGGACGCCCTTGGACTCCACAAGAGTTAGCACAATACAAATAAGGAAATGATATGATGACAACAAGAGAAGCGTTGCTAGGTGTATTCTGTAACAACTTTACAACTTACTTTCGTAGCCACGTTGCACACGTTAACATTATGGGCCGCAACTTCGCTAGCGATCACGCATTGCTAGGCGGCATATATGAAGAACTGCAAGGACAAATTGATATTCTAGCAGAACTATTACGCACACTAGGCGAGTTTATGCCCAATGACATTCAAACTGTAGTCAATGAAAGCATTATGAGTAGTTCAGCAATGGATGGTTCTAGTGAAGATTTGCTAATGGCAGTAAGAGAAGATGTCGGCGGCTTAAAAGCATTATATGAAGATCTAATGCTCTGCGCCGAAGATGAAGGATTGCAAGAAATTGCAAACTATGCTCAAGAAAGAATCTTGGCATTGGCTAAACATATTTGGATGCTTGAGGCTACATTAAGTTAAGTAGCGTTGGGCTTGTCAGTGAGGTCAACTCGTTTATAAGCCTGACTTCCTCTTAATGTATAACCAGCATTTGTATGTAACTTAAGAAAGGCTGTTTGTTCTTGGCGTAATGTTGTGCTAGCGATAACAGGAATTTGACGCATTTTTGCAAATCCTTCCCAAATCTCAAGCATATCTTTAATTAACATTACACGCTCTCTAGTAGATAACGCAGGATCCACGTGAGCCATACGGACTAGTAATATTTCGTCATCGCTCCAAATGCTACGTTCTCCAGCGCGAGCCCAAGTATATGCAATTATACCGCGTTCATCGCGTACTAGGACAATTAAATCACTGGCTCGTTTGTAGTTTTGATTTACTAATCCTGTTACTAAATGATGTGCTAGCACATTAGGATCAAATTTGAATAGTGTGTCTACTTCGTACTGTACTTTTAAGTTAAGCGACATTAGTTCAGTAGCATCGTTGATTGTGGCGTAAGCCCAGGTATATTTCATAGCAGTTCCTTTACAAGTATGTTGATGCACTATTTACACTAAATAAATGTATGGAAATGAACGATAACACTGAAAAGAAAAGCAAAGGTAAACGTGGTGGTGCACGTCCTGGGTCTGGACGACCAAAAGGCAGTGGTAATGCTATTACTATTGCAGGCTTGCTATCGCAAGTAACTAGTCAAACACGCGGTAAAGATTACGAAGCATTGTTAATTGAAGACTTTTTACAAGCAAGAAACAGTCACAATGCAGAACTATTGTTAAAATATCACAATTTGATCCTAGGTAAAGTTATGAACAGTCTAGCAAAGATTGAAGTAACAGACAGTGAAGATGCAGTTGAAGCAAAGAAAGCAGCATTTGCAGCAGCCTTAGCGAAACTAACGGGATTAAAAGAGGAATAAATATCACTATGCCGTTGAAGAAATCTACAACCAAAAAGGCATTCACGGAGAATGTCAAAAAAGAAATCGCTGCTGGTAAGCCTCCAAAGCAAGCCGTGGCAATCGCATACTCTACTAAGAGGGCAGCGGCTAAAACAAGTCCAAAGACTAAAGGAAGCAAAAAATGAAACAAGATAGCAACTTAGACTTCAACGGTATGGCAGGCGATGGAGTAAATCGTGGCAAGAACCGTTTCGCTGGTAACCATTCCGGTTTAACAGCAAAGACTAATGCAGGTCGTGGTCCTACTAAGGGCAATGACGGCACTAACACCTACAAAGGTGCACCTACTAGTGCAACCGGTACAGCACAATATCGCGGTGTTGGCGGTACTACAGTTAAAAAGCCTGGCGAGAAGATTGACTTTGGCCGTGGCCCAACTAAAGGCAACTGCGGTTGCTAATAAGGAATAAATTATGAGTAATCCACAATCTAAACCAATCAACCAAAAGCGTGGTCCTACTACAGGCAACGCAGGTACTACAAGCAAGCGTGATGCATTTCTAAGTGCAAAAAGCGCCAGCGGCAGCGAAAAGTCTGCACTAGCAAAAGTAGTTACTGATGCACTAGAGATGCGCGGACGTGGTCAAGGCGGAAAAACAAATCCTGCACTTGAAGGTCTACATAGCAACACTGGTCCTAAGTCTAACCCAACTGTTACTAAGTTTAAAAAGTAAATATGTAGGGGCACTAGTCCCCTACTTTTAATGCAAGGAAAATGAAATGAGAAAAAATAGCAAGGCTCCTGTAGCCGAAGAGAATGTATGGGACGATGCTCCCGTAGATACCATTGATGTATCAGCAGATGAAATTATATCTGTAGCAGAACAAGTAGCAGCAACTGCTCCAAAGTCTGTATCAAACGCAGAGTATGATTTGGAAGGCTTAATGACAGACTTTCCAACTGCAAAAGAACTAGAACGTTTTGTATTTGATGAAACCGGCATTGTTCTTAACCTAAAAGGTCGTGCAAACAAACTAAAATACCAAGTAGCAATGGATGTGCTTAACGGTGTTGAAGTTGATGCTAAGTTTATAGGCGATGATAACCCTTATGTTGAAAAAAGCGAGATGGTACCTGAAGAACCACTTCGTCCAAAGCCAGCACGCGACAAAACATTACCACCTGCTAGCCAATTACAAAATACATTCTATACTCCAATGGTACCGCATCCAGATCCAGATGCACGTAGTGAAGATAAAAAAGTCCACGTTATGTTCCGCAAGTATAACAACGGACAAGTCAGTTATGAAATCCTAGGCCCGCTAGAACTAAAGCCACACGGTACTAAAATTGACAAGTACGGACGTGAGCGTCCAGAGATTATGCGTTGGTTAGATCCACGCACAGGCGAACAAACCGCAGTACGTGAAGATGGCACACTAACTCCACAAGGCAAGCGTCTACGTGCTATGATGCAAAGTACTAAGTTCCGCGTTAACAACAGCAACCAATGGGACGTTTACGTTGACCGTGAGTTTGCAAGTTTAACTGACGAAGCAGCACACAATCCCTGGGACATCTCCCAATGAGAGAAGACCAAAAGCCTGCTATTATTGATCAAGCACAGCAGCAACGTATGGCACGTGACACATTAATCTTGCAAAAGGTTAATCGTGTCAACAGAGAAGCATTTAAATCCCGCTTCCCGGGTGCCTGCGAGCATATGATGCGTTTAACTAGCGAACGTTTGCAAAGTGTTTTAACTAACAAACCAGCAGACCTAGCAGATCCAGATACTTGGGTTGCTACAGCAGCAGAAATTCGCGACCTAAGCCAAGCACTTTACTTTCTATCATTGATTAGTAAAGAACATCCTGCAGGAGACACACAATGAACATTGCCAGTGATGAAGACAGCAGTTTAGATGTAACAGTTACTATACTAGCAGATAACAAATATCATCTAGTAATTAGGCACAATGAAGACATCCTAGGTGATACAATCATTGATTATACTATAGATGCTAATGACTTAGACTATTTTATAGGATATCTACAGGAAAAACTTAAAGGAAATTGATATGTTGGGCACAGATATTATTATGTCTCGTGCCTTGCGTTACGTTGTAGACGAAAACAACTTAACTATAGATGCACTGAAATATATTCCGGGCCCGTTAAAGGCTGACTTGCAAGACTTGGCACTTAGTATTGCCGATGATATGCAAACAAATCAACTCAAATACTTTAGACCATTTGAGCATCAAAAGAAGTTCTTTGCTACGGGCACAGCAGACCGCCGCGGCATCCTTGCTGCTAACCGAGTTGGTAAAACAGTTAGTACTTGTTTTGAAACTGCAATGCACTTAACTGGGCGTTATCCAGATTGGTGGGAAGGTTATCGCTTTACGCAGCCAATTACTGCTATGGTAGCAGGTGAAGGTTGGAGTCAGGTTGCACTTGTATTGCAAGCAGAACTATTGGGCACACAGGATATTAAGATTACCGAGCAGTTAGGCACAGGAGCAATACCACGTGATTGCATTGTTGTTGATACAATGCGTAATGATGGTGCTAACTGTATTGGTTGTGAGATTAAACACGTGAGCGGTGGCAAAAGTTATTTGTTGTTTGCCAACTATACACAGGAAGTTCGTCAGTTGCAGGGTTTTAAACTTAACCTAGCAGTATTTGATGAACAACCACCGGATGATTTCTTCAGTGAAGTTGTTACACGTACTGCAACTACACAAGGTAAAGTATTATGTTCGTTCACTCCACTAAAAGGCTTGAACGGATTGGTTAGTAAGTTTTGGAACACAGAACCCGGATATGAATACATTCGTGTAAGTTGGGATGATGTGCCTGAGTACGATCCTTGGGGACAACCATTCTTATTAAATGAGACACGTAGACAGTTAGAACGAGATTATTTGCCGCACGAGCGCGAAGCACGTATTGCAGGTAAGCCTGTTATGGGTAAGGGTGCAGTATTCCAATTGAACAACTGGCCTACATACAAGACAGGTGACTATAACTTTACAACGATGCCTAACTTGCATCGTGTAATTGCACTTGACTTGGGTTTAGTTAACGACAAAACTGTTATTAGTTTGATGTATTGGGATCCATATGAACGCACAGCATTCTTACATAAGCAAATTGTGGTACAAGGTGTTGAGGAGGCTGTACCTACTCAGTATATCAACCACTTACTTCGCCCTGAAGTGTTTGGCACTCCTATCGTTTTACCTGCTGATGCTAGCACTAGTGGTAGATACACAATGAGCAGCAACAGTATCAGGGAATTGTTTGAGGAATACGAACTAAATGTATATGACAAAGCAATTATGAACCCACCTGATACACAAGGTCGCCAAACAAACCACAAAGCATACGGCATTAACCAAATGCGCCAAATGCTAGAAGTAGGTAGTTTGATGGTTAATGAGAACTGCACATACTTTTTGAATGAAGCAAGAAACTATTTCGTAGATGAAAAGGGAAGATTTAGCGATCCAGATGACGCCATTGATTCTTGTAGGTACGCACTATTGGCTTGCTTGCAAGGAATTGCTGAGCCTTGGGACAATAGAACCCCGGCAGAGCGTATGCGAGCACAGCGAGACAGGTATGTAACCAGAGATTACGCATCTAAGCCCGCAATTAAACAAGTTTACAACCCAGGAAATTAATATGACACAAGCAATGACAGACGCACTATTTGTATGTGCAGTAGAACAAAACGTTTTAGTGTTATGCGAGAAGCACGCCAAGGCATTTGAGTTGGCTGCAATGACTGCAAATACTCCGCATACAATAATTGAACTAGAACAAGATGAGATTGAAGGACACAAGTGTTATGCTTGTGATTTACAAGACGAGATGACTCGTCCACGTATCGTATTACCAGGTGAATTTTTATGAAAGACTTTGTAAGAGAGTTCTTTACCGATATAGGCGGCAATTTTAGTACCACACGACTATGGACTAACATTTGCTACGCCACTTGCACCTATATTATGATATATAATATAAACAACCTAGATTGGACCTTAATGTTAGCCTATGCAGGCATAGTAAGCGGTGCAGACATCGCTAAGAAGGTACTAGTCAAACGAGCAATATAATTAGGAGTAATTATGGGTAAAGGCAGTGTACCACGTCCCTTTGAAGTACCAAAGGACCAATTCCGTGACAATTGGGATAAGATTTTCGGCAAAAAAGACCCTAAAGAAGACAAGCAGGATCCTACTCCTAAAAATACGCTAAATACTACATTAAATTAAGGATTCGCTTGATGCTTGAAATTAAAAATATTCCGGTAGAAAAAATTAACAAAAACAACAAAACCAATGACCGTTTTGTCCGGATGAAAAACTTAATGGACGTTAAGATGGCGTCTTATCTACGTTACTTAGGAACTAAAAATGCTGTTAACAGGGCCAGTGATTATCACTATCTATGTTTGGCTGTTACTGATTCAACAGCCCCTGTCAATGGTATTGACTACATCCACCCAAGCGTCAAACCAGTAGTTGATTATGCTACCGCAGTTATTGCCAAAGGCCTAATGCCTAATGGCGAAATTAACTTTGAGTTCGTAGCAGACGGTGAGTGGGACGAAGAAGCAGCACGTCAAGCAACTAATATGGTTAGCCGAGTTGTTAACCAAATGAACGATCCACACTTTATCTTAGAACGTTGGGTAATGGACAGTGCAATGCACAAAAACGGTATGATGATGATCAAACCTGTGCGTGAGCAAGTTACTCGTTATGTTGAAAGTGAAGGTACAAACGAACAACTTAAGGCATTTGAACTTCAAGCAGCAGAATCCGGCTTAACAACACTACGTCAAAGCAAGCGTCAAATTACTGTTAATATGGATGCAGTAATGGCCGAACTACAACAGTTGTTAGGTGAGCAGAAAAAGACATTGGCAAGTGATTTGCTAGACAAGCACATTGCCAGTATGCGTAGTCCCGATGATGACAGCAACTACGAAACTCTTGCACAAGAACAAGCAGAAATCTTTGCACAGCAAGAACTAGGTCAAGATGAAATCATCAACGAAGCAATCAAACGCAACACAATTTATCGTGCCAAGTATAAAGTAACTGGTTATAACATCAACATCAAGTTCCACCCTATTGCTCAGCACTATTGGATTTGTGATCCTACAGTACCTGAAATGAAAGACCAACCTTTCTGTGGCTACTACGATCCAATGACAATTCAAGAAGCATTGGACTTGTATCCAGACATTGACTTAGAAGAATTCCGCACACACGCAGAATACAATATGAACGGCGCTTACCAAGCAGGCTCAGTATTAAACAACCTGGCTATTCACGCACGTGACAGCGTACCTGTTATGGGTATTCCTGTAAGCAGTGCTGCAAGTGCTGACCCAGATAGCCGCCAAGTTAGTATTGTTACTGTATGGAACAAGTATGACATTGACGGTGATGGTGAACTAGAACTAGTTGAACTAATTTACTCAGGTTCATACATTATCTCTGCACGTGAAGTAGAATTTATTCCTGTTGCTAATATGTGCCCAAAACCACTACCTGGCAACTTCTACGGTATGAGTATTGCAGAGAGTGTTATTCCTATGCAGGAATATGCAACGTCGGCTGCTCGTGCTGAAATCCAATTGGGTCTACTAACTGCTACACCACGTATCGGTGTTAAGCCAGATAGACTTGACTTTGAAATGCTGCAAGATGGTGAAGCAGCAATCTTTATCTTAGACAGCAAGTTTGATCCTGCTAAAGACGTTTATCAAATTCCACCCCCAAGTGGTAATTTAAACTTCTTAGAAGTTGGTATGAACCGTATCCAACAAGATACAATGGCTATGATTGGTATGACTACTCCACAAGACGTATTCAACCCGGAAGTTATGGCAGCAGGCAACAGTGGTGTTAAACTACAACTTGCTCTAAGCCCTAACCAAATCATCCAAGACAACACTGTGCGTAACGCAGCAGAAGGTCTAAAGGAAGCACTATATCTAGTATGGCGCACACTGATCCAGTATGGTGAAGACTTTGGTGTTAAGAAATTAGCAGCACAATGCAGCCCTGATAAGGCTCCTGTGTTCAAAGACTTCCAAGCCTGGGACGATATGACCAGTATGATTGACCGCAAGCAACTACACTTAGAACTAGCACTAGGTATGCAAAGCGAAGAAAACGCATTAAACCGTTTACAAATCATTCAAAAGTGCCAAGGCGATTTATACAAGGCTGTACAAGGTTTAGTTGCACAAAATACTTTAACGCCGGAGATTTACAAGAAAGTTAAAAAGCCTTATGCTGATACGCTGTATGTTCTAGGTGTTAAAGACTGCAATACTTACTTGCCAAGCGATGAAGAAATTGCTGAAATGATTAAACAAGCACAACAAGCCAGTGCTAACAAGCAACCAAGTCCTGAAGACCAAAAGGATATGGCTCAAGCAGCGTTGAATCAAGCAAAAACACAACAAATTATAAGTGAAGTAAACGGTGATGATATCACTAGTCAATTGAATATGATGGCAATAGCAATGGGTAAAAATACCGATTACGGTCACTAATTTTATTTGCTAAATAAAATAAAGGAAATGAAATGATAAGCCAAGAAGCAGTAGATGCATATAACAGCCGCCTAACAGTGGATCTAAGTCAACTTAGTAAATTAACTACTAGTCAAAAGGATCAAGTTAGACATTACGGTAGCCAAGCAGAGGCTTTGTTAACAAACAAAAACTTGGCAATGTTTGTGCATCACTTTAAATTTAGTATTGCTGATGAACTCGCTAATATCGGCGGACACGCAGCAGACGACAATGCCAAGAGAGTTGCATTAACTAATCAACTCACTGGCATAGACAGTTTTGTGAATAGCCTAAAGCGGGCTGTTTACTTAAAAAACCGTGTTGGTAATGCAGACGCACCCGACGCATAAAGGAAGAAGAAATGACAGATATGACAACGAATACGCCTAACGCAGATAGCGCGGCCAATGTTCAAAGTGCAGTTCCAAGTATGGACGCTATCGCTGCTAAGATGACCGCAATGCGTGAACAAACCTTGCGTAATCAAATTGGACAGCAGCCTGCCCAGACTGCAACAGGGGAAGATGAATCGGCAGAGACATCAACTTCTGTGGCTCCCAGTGAACCTGGTGCCGAAGTTGCTGATACCAGCGACAATGAGATTGTAAGCGACGATTATGATGAGCCAGCCCAGGATGAACCTGTAAGCGACACTCAAAGTGATTCTAGTGCAGATGAATTAATTGACTTCATTGAGTTTGCTGAAACAAACCCAAATGCCAAATTCAAGTTTATGAAGAACGGCAAGGAAGTTGTAATTGATGCAAAGAAAGCCGCAGCAATTTTAGGTCAAGGATCTGCAATACACGAAGAAGCAAGGCAATTGAAAGTTGAAAGAGCAGAATTTGAGGAGTACCTCACTGAAACTCGTCAGCGTCAAGATGGTCTTACTCTTGCAATGGAATTTACGGTTCAGCCTAAGTTGCAAAAAGCGTACAATGAAATCCTTAAAGTACAAGGATATCAAACTACATTTCAGCAGCAGTTGGCTAAAGCGCAGGATCCAGCAGAGATTGCTAGGATTCAAGCAAGTATGCAGCAGAACGAGCAATACTTAAGGACACAACAGGCTACAATCGGCCAGTTGCAACCAGCAGTAGAGCAGTTCAAGCAAATACGAGCACAACAGGTAAGCGAAGCACTAACACAGGCTCGCAAGCAGTTCCAAGATAAGGAATTACGTAACGAGTATGTGTACAAGGAACTTCGTGAGAAGATTGAAAAAGTCTACCCTGGTGCAAAGCGTGAAATAGTTCCGGGAGTTCCTAACATTGATCTTATCGCCAGCGATGAGGCTTTGTTAAGTTTGGTTAGGGACGGACTTAAATATAGAGACAAGCCCCAAACTAAGAGTGCAGGTGCAAGTATGGCTCAATTGACGCAGCGAAAAGGCTCAACTAACACTAGTAAAGGCCAAGATGACAACATCGCAAAACTTCGTGAACAAGCCAATCGCGGTGATAAGAAAGCCGCTGACAACCTCTTAGTAGCCCAATTGCAAAGAATGCGAGCAGGCCGAGGTGGAAGATAATAGCCCATTTATTAAGGAGAATTTAAAATGGCAGAAATTACAACAAGTCAAATTGGTAACGGTACTACAGCATACGGTAGTGACATCGTTGTCAAAGATCTAGACCTAGATGTGTCTAACCGTGTTAAGGACGATACCCCTGTCCTAAATATGGCTATGAGCAAAAAGCGTAAAGTTAACAGCACATTACCACTATGGGCTGATGACATTTACCGCACTCCTGGCGTTCAGGCGCAAGTTGAAGGTGCAGCAGTTGCAACAAGCCAAGCAGAAAGCAACAGCCGTTACAACCTAGGTAACTACACACAAATTTTCAGCACTGTTATCGCTAGTAGCGGTACTGCTCGTGCTGTTATGCAAGCCGGTGGTGACCCACAAGCATACCAAGAAGTCAAGCAGTTAATTGAATTGATGTTTGACGTTGAACTACAATTAGTTCGTCAAGACCAAATCGGTACTAAGTACGCTGGTCAATCTGGTAGTGCATCTGGCCTACCAAGCGGTCAAACTGGTCGTCGTATGGGTTCTCTATCTGCTTTCGCAGGTACACAATCCTTCAACGGTACAGCCGGTGTTGGTGACATTGACACTAGCGTCAACAACGAGTCTACAGACAGTGCAGCAACTACAACTGGCGCACTAGACGTATATGGTAACGGTTCTGCTTTCTACAGCGGTACTTTCACAAACCAGTACTTCAGCCCAGCACTATACAAGCAGTTAGTTACTACTGCTGAACAGCGTTACAACGCTAAGATTCGTACAGTTGTTGTTCCAACAAGCCTACGTACTTCTATCAGTGACAACATTCCTCAGTCTCGTGGTATCAACCGCGTAAACAGCGAGCGTGGTGACACAATCCAGACTTACGAAGGTGACTTCAACTACACATACGAGATCTTTGATTCTTGGATTATGGATCAAGTTGCTCCTAACAGCATCTACTTCTTGAACGAAGATGTTGTTCAGTGGGGTGCTCTACGTGACCTAGGTCCTAACAACGAAGTATTCAGCAATGCTGACGCTTCTCTAGACCAGTTCATTATGGAAGGTACTCTAATCGTTCGCAACCCAGCAGGCGTAGGTGTTCTAAACAACATCAAGGCTAACGATGTATCTAACCCAACTCTACCTGGCGCTCGTGCAGCCGCTATGGTACAGCGTGTAAACCAGGGTGCTGGTTCTACATACTAATCCGTAAGGGTAGTAAAGCAAAAAGGCTCCTCCGGGAGCCTTTTTTAATGTCTATGCTGTAGTCTAAAAACCGCTAAATAACAGTATGAATGATAATCAACCAGAATACCTAAGTGACAACGATCCAGAGAAGAATTGGAACTATTACCGCCAAGATCACGGTGGTATGGTAACAAGCCATAACGGTGTTGCAGACAAACTACTTCAAAACAACGACTTATACCGCAGTATGAAAGGCGATTGGAGTAGAACAAGCGAGAATTCCAGCGGAAACATTATAATTACTACCGGACGCGAAGACGGCAAGTTTTATATTAAACGCGAACAGAAGAACGCAGAAGCAATCGCCCGTAGATGCCAAGAGTATCGCAAAGCAGCAGAAATGGGTTTTCCAGATCCAATGGCTCCAATCGGTGAAGATGGCAAACTACAACATAAATGGATGGAACTTCCAAACGTTGTAAGTATTCGTATTAGCGACGAGTATTTTGGGGGTATTCCGTGGAATACAATCAAACACGATAGAACGTTAAAGGCACAATTCTACAAGGTAGTTGAGCGCGATTACCCGCAGTATATTTGTTATCCAGGCGGTAAATTACCAATCCCAGTTGAAGTGCCATACCCTACTAAGCAGGGTGAAAAGAAGTATTTTAGAGGAAACTAATTAAATGTTTACAATACCAACAGCCAATGCCCTTGTAGAATATATTAAAGACTTTACCGGTAGCAGCAATGATGCCGAGATCAAGCAATGTATTTTCTTAGGCGAATTATCAATGCGTAATATTGAATTGCCAGCATTGCGTAGCGATCCATACAGCCCACAATATATTGGTGTTGTAGACCACGAGGGCGGCATTCCTATTCCAGGTGATATGAACAAGCCAATCTTGTTCTTTAAACAAGGTACACAATATCTTGTTACTGTAGCAGCCAATGGTACAATAGGTGCTAGCACAATTACACTAACTGCAACTCCAAGTCGTCCGGTATCAACAGGTATGCTTGTTACAGGTACTGGTATTGCTAGTGGTGCAACAGTTACGTTAGTAAGCGGATCAGTGATTACACTAAGTTTGCCTAACACCGGCACTGTTAGCGGTAACGTAATATTCCAAACACCAAGCCCAGCAGCACAAACAAGTTCAACAGGTCCTTGGATTGTTTATGACCGTATTGGTGATAGAGACATTATCACACAAGGTATGATTGCACAGTTATACATACAACCTGTAAACGTACCAGCAGTTATTCGCGGCAAGTTCAGTGAAGTTGGACAGAAATACAAGTTCCTGCCGTATGCAGCAGAAGGTGACTTAGTTAACTTGTACTACTACAAGGCTTGGCCACTACTATTCAGTCCAGTAAGCGACATTCTAATCAGCACAACCGGTAACGTACAAACTGTAACAGGTGCAAGCAGCCCTTGGACAGTAGTAATTGATGGTATGACAACAACAGACGGTATTGCAGTAGGCAATTTACTAACTGCAACTGATGGTACTGGTACTATTAACAATGGTGGTACTATTGAAGTTGTTAGCGTTGACAGTGCTACACAAATTACAGTTGCTGTAACAGGTGGTACTGTTCCAACTACAGGTTCTATTACAAACATTAAACTAACTGGTTTAGACACACAAACAAACCCTGTTCTGCAAACTTGGCCAGAAGGTTACATTTACAGCACATTGCGTGAATATTACATCAAGCGTCACAATGAAGCAGATGCTGCTACATTTGAAGCAAAGTTCCAACAGGCGATTGCAACTGTTGAGGATCAAAACAACTTAGGTAAGTGGAGTGGTGGACACACACGTTTAACCAGCGTATGGCAACCACGTCAATACCGTCAGTATAACATTAAGTAAGGACAAAAACGATGCCAAGTTTATATGAAACAACCGCAGCCGTAGGTGATGTAGCGTCTAGCGACTTTACAACGCTTTACAATGCCAGCGGCTTAACTGTACCAAATGCAGGTGCAGGAAGTGTTAGCGGAAACTTAAACGTAGCAGGCAACTTAACAGTTCAAGGTAACAGTCTACTAATAGGCGCAGTTACACTACAAAACACATTAAGTTTACCAAACTACACATTTCCATTAGGAGATGGTACAACTGACCAAGTACTAGTAACAGATGGTTCAGGTAACGTATATTGGCAAGATGTCACTGCTATTCCGGGTGCTGCATATACAATCCAAGCAGATAATGCTACAGGTGGTGCAAACCTAAGTCTAGTAAGCAGCAGCGGTGTATTTGACAGTGTTAAATTTGCAGGCGCTGGCGGTATCACTGTAAGTCAAGTTGATGCAAGCACTATTGCAATCACTGGTGCAGAACCATTGCCAACTGGTACTAAAGGCGATATGTTGTATTATGATGGTACTGATTGGATTGCCTCTACAGAAATTGCAGCAGACGCTAGTGAACAACGTCCAGTATTCATTTACAACAACAGCAGTGCAACTGGATCAAGCCCAGTTCGCTTCCGCAAAAACTACGGTGCATCAACTTATACTACAGGTGCAGCAGTAGGCGTAACTTATCAACTAGCCAGCAACACACAAACTGCCAGCGGTTTTGGTGCTAACGGCTTTACATATGATGCTAGCGGCAATCATCAGTTCTACGCAACAATCAGCAGCGACAACTTTACAACTAGCAACAACATTTTGTTAGCAAGTCCAACAGACTTTAAAGTTGATGCAGGTATTTTAACATTAAACAAAGATGTTGCTGGCACACCGACATTAGATGCAACATTCCAAGTTGAACGTGGCACTGCAACTAATGCAACATTAGTATGGAACGAAACATTAGACCGTTGGGAGTTTAACAACGAGTTATATGTAGGCGGAGTAATTTCTACTAGCCACGAATCTATCAGTATGAACGTTGATAGCACAGCGGCTGACAGTGTTTTAAACTTTAAAGGTACTGCACAGTATCTAAAGTGGAACAACACACTAAGTCAATTTGAACTTAGCGATAACTTGTATATCAGCACTGCGAACGAAGCGCCTGCTAAGTTAGAACGCAAAAAAGATTCTACTGATTTACAGTTTGAAGCAAAGAGTGTTTTACAGTTAAACACTCGTGTTACTGATGCACCTAACAACCAAACAGATGATGGTGGTGGCAACATTTTATTTGCTAGAACAAGTGGCGCAAGTGGTGGACCAGAAACACTATACGGTAGTTTCCAATTTGACTACTATGGCTCTACTAACACTGCTGAAGCAAAATTATTATGGAGTAATGACAACTTTACAGAAACAAGTCCGGGTGTATATCCTGGTACGTTTGCGATGCAACAGTGGAACACTACACGTAGTAAGTTTTTTAATGACAGTCTGTATGTTAATTACACTACTGCCGGTGCTGCATTAGTTGGTATCAACACAGGTGCACCTGCATATACATTAGATGTTAATGGTGCGGCTCGCATTGGTACAATAGTTGTAAACAGTGTTCCTAACGTCATTGCTACAACTACAGGCGATATTACTATTGCTCCAGCCAGTGCAGTTACTAATGTTACTGGTGATGTAAACGTTACTGGTGACGTAATAATGAGTGGCGCTCGCTTTGATATCAACAGTCCTCAAGCAGGTCAGTTGTTAACGTATAACGGCACAAGTTTTGTCAACAGCAGCACAGTTGCTTTTGCTAGCAATACATACCGCCCAACGTTTTTAGGTAATGCCGGTGTATATGGCAGAAACTATAGTGCAGCATCTTTCCAAAACAACACAGGTGCTACTGCTTATACAACAGGTGATGGATCTGGTATTTTAATTGGTCTAGACAGTGACACTCAAACAGCGTTAAACTTCGGTGCATTAAGTGCAACATATGACGCCGCTGGTAACCATACAGTTAGTATCACCAACAGCACTGAAGGTTTTGCACAAGACCAAGCAACTAGCATCACAGGTGGGAATACTCTTGTATTCCCAATAGCACACGGCTGGGCAGCGGGCAATCGTGTTGCATTTATGGGTGCTACACAAAGCGGACTAGTTCAATGGACTCAATACTACGTTCTAAGCACAGGTTTAACTACTACACAATGTCAATTGAGTTTGACATCAGGTGGTGCAGCAGTTGCATTAACTAACGGTACTGGTTTAAACTTAAACTTTACACGTAACACTAACCGATTACTTCGCGTAGATAACACTGCAACATATCTAGCAGGACAGAACTTAACGCTTAATGCATTAAACACAGGTATTGCAGGTTCTAATGCAAGTATTATTGTTGAGCGCGGAACAAGTGGTGCTGATGCAACTATTACTTGGGACAACACAAACAGTTTCTGGAACTTCAGCAACGATGTGTTTGCTAGTGGTGCTATTATTGGTAACACTACTATTGCTACAAATGGCGATAACATTTATTTTAATTACGATGATGGCGGCGCCGGTGCTACTAGCAACTTAACAGTTCGTCGTGGCACTAACCCAGATGTAAGTGTACGATGGGACGAAACAACTGATCGTTGGGCAACTACTACTGACGGTTCAACATTCATTAACTTACCTAACCAAGCGTTAGATACAACCAGCGATGTTAATTTTAGTAGTGTCGTATTAGATAATCGTTCTGGTACTGATACGCAAGCGTTAAATACAACTAGCACCGCAACAGTTGCTATAGCATCTACAACAAGAAACGTACTTAAAGCAGTAATCTACATTACAGATACTGTAACTGGTGCAGTTCACGCAGTAGAAGCATTAGCAATGCGTAGTGGCGCAACAGGTATGTTAACAACATACGGTGAAATGTACAGTGTAAGTGCATTGGCTACATTCACAGCAGATGTGTCTGGAGGCAGTTTAAGAATACTAGCAACTCCAGCAAGTGCTAACTCAACTGATTTCAGTGCAGTTAGAACAAGTTTAACCTAATAGGGATTGTGTGAACTATGAGTAACGAAAAATTTAGAGTCAAATTTGGCTTAGCGGTTGGCGATACAGCCGCTACCATTGATGGCACATCCGGCAATATCTATACTGCCGGCAATGCTACAGTAAACAGTAATCTTCAAGTAAACGGAGCAACTACACTAGGTAACGCAGCAGGTGATACTGTTGCCGTTAACGGTAATGTCGCAGGTAACATTACTTTTACAGACAATTCAACTACAACTAGCCGCGGTGTTGGTGGTACAGTGGGTGCTACTGACTATTGGAAGTTTGGTGGCGCTGCAACAGGCTCTAACGCTGGTTATGCAGAAATTGCCACTGGTGACGATGGTACAGAACCAATTTATGTAAGACAGTATACCGCCGGAACAGTAACTAACCAAGCAACTCTTTTAGATGCTAACGGCAATACACAACTTCCAGGCGATTTAGTTGTTGGCGGTGGTGATTTAACTGTAACAGGCAATGGCTACATTTACAGTTCAACTGACCTAGCATTACAATTAACAGGTCCAGATGTACGCACACCTGGCGACTTAACTGCTGATGGTAACATTATAGGCAACTTGGGCGCACAAGTTGATAAAACTATGGCAGCAGGTGGTATGGCTGTTGATGCTAACGGTGACGTATTGGTATTCAATTCAACAACCAATACTACACGTCAGCCTGTCGGCGTATTCGTTGACAACACTACACCTGGGCGTCGTGCAAACGTAATGTTACGTGAGTATGGACAAAACACAGGTGACTTGGCTACTAGCAGTACAGTCGGTCAAGCAACATTTAACTTAGAAGCAAGTCGCGGCACAGCAGCAGCACCTACAGTAGTTAACGTAAACAACAGTGCAATGGGTGTAATGGCAGCAGGTGGCTGGGATGGTTTACGTTGGACAAGTGAAGCCGGTGCGGGCGCACCTGGTGTTATTGCTTTCCAAAACACGGAAACTTGGAGTGCTGGCACAGCCGTGTTTACTGGTAGTATCAGTGGTACAACATTAACCGTTACAGCAGTTACCAGCGGAAACATTGCAGCAGGTATGTTGTTAACTGGCACAGGTATTCCGGTAGGCTTGTTAATTAGTGCAGTTGGCACAAACACAAACGGTGGTGTTGGTACATACACTGTTAGCACAAGTGCAACAGTGGCCAGCACAACAATTACAGGTACTGGTACAAATGCCGCTGGTATGCGATTAGTATTGAGTCAACAGCCAACAGGTATCAAAGCATCTGGTGTAACAAGCCGACAAGCAACAGCAGTTTATAGCAATAACGCTCCTTCAACTACCACAGTTAACAGTGTAACAGTTGCTAACGCTCCGGGTGTTACTACAATACTTGGTGTTGTTGACTCGGCAGAAATCACACTAGTAAGCACAGACGGTACTAAAATTTACAAAGGTCGTGGTGCAAGTCCATTACAGCAAGCCGGCGGACAAATTGTTCACGTTGGTGTTCCAACAGAAGATACTGCAAGTTTTGCTGGTTACATTGACAACGGCGCTGGTGCAGCAGGTAACACACTAACAGTCACCAGCGTTGTTAGTGGCACTATTAGCATTGGTAGTTTAGTTAACGCTAACGGTGTTCAACCTGCAACATTCATTACTGCACTAGGCTCTGGAACGGGCGGTGTTGGTACGTACACTGTTGCAACTACCTACGCTACAGCAGGTCAATTGTTAGGTTCTTCTGGCACACCAGTTAATATGGTCAGTAGCCCAGACAACTATTCAATGCGTAACTCAAACGTTCTTACAACCAACGCACACCGTAAGAGCACAGTAAGCACACGTAGAGCACCGTTAAAATCAGGTGACACTGTATACCAATTTGATCACTGGGGACAAAACGGCACTGGTTTTGCTAACACTGGATCTGGTAACCGTGCGGCACGTATGCGTTATAGTGCTACTGCCGACTTTACTACAACTAGCACACCTACCAAGTGGGAATTACAACTAACAGCACCTGGTACTGTTACTCCTGCTAACGTTATTTCTGCACAAACAACTAACACAACAATTAAGAGTGACACTTATAACTTGCAAACATTTGCAGGCACTAACATTGTCACACTTGCCGCGGGCAACGTTGGATTAGGTGATGTAAGTGCAGTTAAAATCACCGGTGGTAGTGTTGGACAAGCATTGGTAACAGACGGTGCCGGTAACTTGAGTTGGAGTGCAGGCGGTGGTAATCCATTTGACCAAAACTTAAACACAACAGATGACGTTGAATTTAACACAGTGAACATTGCCGGTACAAGTACTATTTCGTGGAGTACCGACGACAACAGTTTACAATACACCGTTAACGGTATTAGTGCACAAATCGGTCAAGACACACTTAAAGTTAAAAACGAAACAGGCGCAACTGTAACAAAAGGTACTGTAGTTCGTATCCTAGGATCAACCGGTACTAATATGACTGTTGGCTTAGCCGATAATACAAACGAAGCAGCCAGTGCAAGTACTATTGGTTTTGCAGCACAGGACATAGTTGACAACGCAACTGGTATGGTATTCACTAACGATTACCTAACAGGATTAGATACTAGTGCTATTGCAGCAGGTACACCGATTTGGTTAGGTACTAGCGGACAATACACTGCAACTAAGCCAGTGAGCCCGGCACACTTGGTATTTTTAGGTTGGGTTGTTCGCAGTCACGCAACTGAGGGTATCATTTACATTAACGTACAAAACGGTTGGGAACTAGAAGAACTACACGATGTGTTGATTACAGATCCAGTAGATGGACAAGTATTAACATATGATTCTACAACTGGCTTATGGGTCAACCAAACTCCAGCAGCAGTGTTGCCCAACTTTATCATTGGTTCTGCAACTTATCCTTGGACTTACGGACCAAACACTATTATAACCGGTGCGGTTAAAAGTACAGCCAGTGTCAGTGTTAACAGCGTTCAGTATCAACCATTGATACTAACAAAACCTATTACTATCACTGACTTGGGCTTATACGTTGGTACTGCAACAACTCTAGCCAACTGTAACGTAATGATTTACATCAATAGTGTAACTTCAGGTACTAGCGGATGGCAACCAACTGGATTAGTAGCCTACGCCGGTGAAATTACTAACATCACTACAACAGGTGCAAAAAGTATTACAGGTTTAAACATTACACTAGAACCAGGATATTACGTAATCGCAGTGCAAATAAGCAACTTTACAGGTACATTTGGTATTAGTTGCGGTATTGGCGCAGTTAATGCATCTAGTAACAGTGTACCAATGTACAGTGATGCTATGGGTGCTGCATTTAATATTAACAACTTATGGGCGAGAACCGCTGTTACATACACTAGCGGGACTCCTGCAGCAATCGCTAACTTTACACCAAGCGGATCCGGTCAAGCAGGTAAGAATTTCTTCGTTGCAATGAAGTATACAAACGCATAAGGACACAAAATGATTAGAATAGAAATTGATGAAGTTTTTGACATACACGGCAATCTTGTAAGCCGCACAGAACGTCAGGTAGAAGTGCCTGACAACACAATGACCGACGTTGTTGCTGGTTTAACTGAAGAACAGCGTGTCGCGTTGTTACAAGCATTGCAGGGTGTATAATGAGTCACGAAGAACAAAACTTAGCGGCGCACGTGGAGATATGTGCTATTAGATACAAAGGTATCCAGGAGAAGATTGATGGCATTGAAACAAGGATCACTAAAGTGGAAACTAGTATCGCAGATGTTAAAACTCAAATGCATACCAACTTCGCCGAAATTAAACTTTTACTTGAAAAGCAATCTAATTCACGTGCGGTTCAAGTGATTGCTACTATTGGTACTGTAGCGGCTGCTATCATAGGTGTTATAGGGTATATGATACACAAATAACGCTGTCGGGGATAAATTAGTATATGAGCAAACATAAACTAAGAATCCCCGATCCGCGTATAGCAATCAGCAAGCACATTGGCTGGTTAAAAGCCGACGAAGCCGTCACCTTCTCAAGTCCAGAGCCGGATGCTTATAACTATGCCATCCGTGCTGCAAAGCCTTTAAATTGCTTGGCGCTAGACTATCAAATATTCTACAAACAGCCCAACGACCAATGGTGGAGTGTTTATTACGTAGCCGACCAAGACAAAGAAGACTTTATGCGTTGGTTAGGTAATCAGGACTTTGAGGTCTATTGGGACACCAAGTCCGGTGCAACTCTTGCACAACAGACTGTGGATGTGTTTTGATAAATAACTATGCTGTATTAAAGGCAGCGCATATATCCTTTTGAAGTTTACCCCGGATCAGCAATGGTTCGGGGTTTTTTTAATTATGAACTTATCACCACACTTTACACTTGAAGAATTTACAGTAAGCCAAACTGCTACAAGATTGGGCATAACTAATCTCCCAAGCCCTGTTGTTATTGCCAACTTGCAAAATTTGTGCATCAACTTGTTAGAGCCATTGCGTACTAGACTTGGGCGCAGTATCAAAATTAGCAGTGGCTATCGTTGCAACTTGTTAAACGCAAAGATAGGTGGTGCTGACAACAGCCAGCACACTTTTGGTGAAGCAGCCGATATTATTGTTGCTGGTATGACTCCATATGAAGTTGCTTGCACGGTTAGAGACGAGTTTAACTATGACCAATGCATTTTGGAGTTCGGTGAATGGACGCACTTGAGCCTACGTATGATACCAACTAGCAATAGACGTATGCCATTGACTGCAATGAAACGAGATGGTCGTACGGTCTATGTTGGTGGTATACTAAACTAAAGTATTAGGTAATACTTTCGTATGTGTTGTATAATACAACATAACCCTATGCAATGTAGGGTCATTAAATAGGTACAAATTCAATAGAGTGTTATAATACACTTATGTTCAACAAACAACGCAAGGAGCGTTAAGATGATGTTTCGCGATGATATGACTGCACTCGGTATTAAACTTAATCAAGCGGTCACAGCAGAATTGGTAATGGAAGGCATTGCCGCTTTTAAGCAAAATAAGAAATACATTGATTATAGTAGTGATTGGTATATCCAAACCACCGACAAAGAAGTTGTCATTGCTATGAGTGCTACAGATGGTTTCCTATCTGGTTGTGCCCATAACAATTTTAGCGAAAACAAGTATCGTATCTTTGGCTGGCTGGAATGTTTCTTTGCTATCAAAGGTGTTAAAGCCCGTGACGCTGAATTCAATCACTATGCTGGTTTTAGTCCTTTTAATCGCGACAAAGATTACACACATTATGGCACAGGCCGAGTTGGGCAATTCTTCCAAACAGTTGAGAGTTTTGGCAACTGGCAAGGTAAAACACTCAAGCCAATGATTGAAATCCAAAACTGGCACGGCGACTCTAAACTTAACAAGTTCTATGCTCCAGCAGAAGAATACAGCGACATCGTTGATATCACTGAGTATGTTCGCTATGTCAATGAAGACCTAAATCGTCACTTGTATACCGGCGAACTTAATCGTGTGTTTAATCGTTTGCCACGCGAACAAGTTGAAGAAGTTCTGTTGATAGCAGTGCTCAAGTATGGTCCCGTAAATACTAAAACTTGGTATGATGCAACTAAAGAGGCAGCATAAATGACTACACTACTTGGTATCTTGTTGGCAATTGCAGTGCCCTTAACCGTGTTAGCACTTGCTGGGTTAGTTGGTGTTTATTTTGCTAAGTTTATCTTTTGGCTTGCACGATGAAGTTACCATACGCACTACTAAACGCCAGTGCTGACCCAGAAGGCACACTTACAGCATTGACTTGGCTCAAGCAATTTTATGCAGAATATCCCACGGGCGCTGAACTTGCCGAAGCACTTTACCAATACCGAAAAGAAAATAATTTAATCGTTGAGCAAGCAGAAAAACGCAAAAAGATAAAACAACTGCAAGAGGAATTAAATGACGCAGACAATGGAACACCTGTTGATGTACCTGCAACTGGAACAAAATCTGCGGGACCTAAAAAACCTACTCGGCCAACAACTGCTACTTGAGTTCTTGGAACTTGCTGTCACAAATGTTATGACAGAGGATAAATAATAGTGTGCAAGCAGGCTTTCTCTCCTTATACTGGCCATAGTGTATTTCCTTTGACCCTGTTTGCATAATAACCCTGCTAAACCCAGGGTTATTTTTTTTGCGTTTTTTACCCCATTTACCACTAGTTATTGACAAGCAAGGTAAATACATTATATAATAACACAAAGGAGAAATCATTATGGCTAATGATCAAACATTACGAAAAGTCAGTGAGTGGCTTAGTAGTTGTCAAAACAGGTTTGCTAATATGCAAGCCGCAGGTTTGGATATGAATGGATATCCAGCAATTAAACAAGCAATGGAGAACTTTGATAAAAAGGGCTATTTCTCAGTAGGTGAGATACAGTATCTTTTTAACAGAAGTCACCCAAAAGGCGCACTTCCAAAATATAACAAGCACAAAGGCTATCACAAAACAATGGGTGATATGTTAGAGTGCCCGCTCAAAGAACTAATTGATAGTAACTTAGTCAATTGGCGTAGTGGGCAAAACGGCGTTATACAGCCTGCACTGATACAGGCAATTAGTGAAGAAACCAGTTGGGAATGGCGTATGGGCAATCTACGTGCCAAATATAATACATCATTTAGCGACTTGTTTGATACAAAATGAATCACTATACTTACTTGCTGTCTACCAATAACAGCAATAACCAAACCATCTACTACATCGGTGTTAGGTCCAGTAAGTGTGCTCCAGCCGATGATATCACATATATGGGCAGTTCCAAATTAGTAGACTTTATGCGAACGCTTGATATTAAGTTTACTAAAGAAATTCTCGCTACATACGAAACCCGCGAACAAGCAGAACTAGGTGAGCAAGAGTTCTTTAATACACTTGAGTGCATTGAACGTGCAGAGTTCATAAACTTACATAGTCATAAAAACCCATATGAAGTAGGTAGGGCAACAACTAAAATGAGTTACTTCAAGCAGTTGTTCCCGCAACTAAAACCTGGGCATTTTGTTGATTCATTTAATAAAATTACACAAGCAGACTTTAAGTTTTGTGTGTTCAAAGGGAACCTATATTGGTACTTTATCAATCACCCTGATAACCTAAAGCATTATTGGCACACCACTGGAACCAAAACATATTGGCCAGGACGCAGTGACCGGTTACTATCTATTAAACACAGTGAACCAAAATACTACCTAACTGATGTTGAAACAGTATCCGGTACACCTTTTGAACAAATACAACAACTTCTAGATTACCATTATGTGAAAGGTCAACGCACACACATACTAGAAACTATTGAAGAACAAATGAAATTATTAGGTAATAACGAGCGAGAATCTGCTATAGAACTCATAAAACCGCAGATTTTACCCGATAATCGCTATATTTTTAACAGAATTGTTAAATACAATACAAAGGTAAACAAGCAGTTGACAAAACCAAACTGCTAACTTATAATAATTAAATGGTACAACACTATGGCACATCTAAATTGGGAAAAAGTTTCTAAGCGTCGTAGCAAAACAAATCATTAGGCACTTCAACCGCTAACAAGCAAAAATGTAATGGGGGTTAAAACACGACCCGCCCGTATACTACAAAATTTACCTAAGTCAATGGCGTGAAAGGTCTAGACTGAATTCGGTTACCAGGCGATGGCATATGGTTGCTTTAAAAGAGCGTGAAACGAGACGGATGGATAATAAAGTTTGTAGTTAGGTCCCATACCAAGGGCATAAACTAGATAAACCTAACTTGGGCTGGCTTACACGTAGAAAATGCGTGTTGCTAACTTATGACTTCACTTAATGACATCTCTTGTAAAACAATTAATTATTAAACAATTACAACAAAGGATAACAAGCCAAACGCATCACTCCGTTCGCGTTTAGCAATAAAATGTATGTCTGCGACGCTCGTCTGCGACATCACTTGCAGCACATACATTTTAACTTGCATTTATTTCTTTTAGTTCAATTGAAAGACGAAGTGCAATAAAAACACATCAATTGAACGAGCGACAGCGAAGTTCCTGATGTGTTTTTGAGTCCTCGCAGGACTCCATTAAGTGATAACATTACACCTGTTAATTACTACATAACTCAAGTAAAATAAACAATTAACTATAAATATATTAAACAAAAAGGAAATGAAATGAGAGGAAGACCAAAAGGCTATAGCCCTGGACCTAGACGAGAAGTTGACAGCACTTCTGGTGAATGGACTTGGAGCCACGAACGTTTACAAGCCAAAATACAAACAGCAGATGACGCGAGTTGCTGGAATTGGACAGGAGCAAAAGGCCCACAAGGAAACTTATTTGGCGCATATAAAAATGGGCAACAACAAATGACCCAAGCCAATAGACTAATCTACGCCCGTCACACCAACACAGACATTACAGGCAAGCACGTGTTTATGACTTGCCGAAACAAACATTGCTGTAACTACAATCATATGACAACACTTGCACAACCAAAGCGAGGCCCACAAACAATTACACTAGTAATCGGCTTCCACGAACAGCAAGCATTAACAGCAGAACAAAACTTACAAGCAAAACTACTGCTCAAAACAGCAGAAGTCATTGACCAAGGAATTGACCACGAGTTTGAATACAAATGGTTCAAAGTAACAAAAAAGTCTTGGTTCCTAGCACAACTAACAGACCCAGAATCAGCAAGTAAATTTACTATAAGGAAATGAAATGACAGAGATAAAAGAAATACTGCCTAAAGCAAGTATAACAGCCTATATGATGATTAAACTTACAAAAGAAGGAAACTTCGTAGAACTTAAACCCACTTATGGCGCACATAAAGCAATAGGCGGTTATTGGGCAAGTCTAGAAGAAGTGCAACACGAACAAATGGTTAAAGCACTGTTAGAAGAACAGTACAGAGTCTTTCAAGTAGATTGGAAATTATAATGTTTAACAGCATATTTGGATCAGCAGCACACGCACACGCCGCACAGCAAATGTTCGGCACTCGCGCACATAATAGCCCACAAGGCTTGGCTAATCAATCAAGTCTAGCACAGCAACAAGCAAATACATACAGTCAAGGGCTACTACAAAGTCAACTGTATAATCAAATGTTAAATGCATCACGCGGCAAACCACGTTATGTGTTTAATGATATTGAATGTGCAACACTACAAGAATTCGCTCAATTGATGTTCCCAGACGATAAAGAAAGTCAAATGATGCTAATACTAAAACACGGAGCATAAAGCAATGGCAAGAAATGGACCCACAATAATATTAGAACAAGAACAAGATACAATAACACTACAGATAACAGAAGCCAGTGTAATGTATCAACTAACATATAAAAACAAGCCTTTTGGAATTAGAAGACTAGTACCAGGATTAGGCACATTAAAGAAAGTCTACGGTAAGACTACATACGACAATGAAGGTAGTGCAAGAGCAACTACTCGCAAACTAAACAAAACGTTCAACACACAAGACTTCTCATACAAGAAGATTACGTTTTGATTTGGAACCATCATTTACCATACATATAATGCAACCATTTACAACACCCCTACCAGGAAGAACACTTGCTAAAAAGTTCGGCCCTAACATTGTTGATCGCGAAGATTACAAAATGCACATACTATTAAGAGAATGGAAGCCAGGACTGTTTGAGATTCTCATTGAACGATGGATGCCAGAAACAGGTTGGACCAGCACACAAATACTAGCAGACACAGAAGAACTAGAGCGTATTCGTCAAGTACTGGGCTGCTAAGTCCGCTAAATATTATATAATTAGGAATTGCAGAATGTCACAATTAAAAAAGAGTTATACAGAAATCAGTGTTCCGCTAAACAAAATGTCCTTTACTCCGGACGTTCCAAGCAATGCACTTGCTGCCAATGAATACAATGCAGGCGAAAACGTTGAAACAGACGTTAGAGGCATTCGCAGTGTTCTAGGTGAAGCAGAAATATTAAACAGTGTGCCCGGCACGCCAACTTACATTACCGGCGGCTTTAGGCACAGTGGAGAGTTTTGGTTCATCGTAGCAACCACAGCAGCCCAATGGTGGGCTAGCAATGGTACAGGAGGATGGACTAACATTACCCCTACCAACCCAAACTGGACTAACACACGCTTTGATCGCACATATGATCAAAGTATGAACATTACAGAAGCCTGGAACGGTACTGTACCTATTTTTAACGACACAATCAATCCTCCATTCTTCTGGGAAGATGATGCTACTAATCCTACTAAACCATTAACTCTTTACAGCAACGAAGTTCCTCACGGTATTGATACTATTGCTTACTATAGTCCTACTGTGCAGAAGATTACTGTTGCAACAGCATATACCACAGCACCTTTTGCTCCAGGCGATAAGATTGTTATTACAGGTACAAACAACTTCTATAACGGTACATTCACAGTAGCAGACATTGGCGGCGGAGTTGGTTCTACTACAACAGAGATTTACTACCTAGCAAGTCCAGGCGGCGCTTACAGTGCTAGTAGTCCGCAAGTTGCGGCAGCATACACTTGGAACTATGATCCTAATTTAAAGAACGTAGCAGCAGGCTTTATGCGTATCTACAGTACTCCTAACGTAGGTAACATTCTAGTAGCCGGTGATTTATACACTACGGCATTAGACAACAGCGTTCACAACTATCCTGTTACAGTACAATGGAGTCAGGCTTTTGGTATTAACGATGCTCCATTAAGTTGGCAACCTACAGTGCTTAACGTGGCTAACCAATTGGAAGTTCCGTTAAGAGGTCGTGTGCTAGATGCTTTCCCGGCTAACGGTAACTTGTATCTATGTTCATATTGGGACACAGTTGTGTTTACGCCTATGAACTATGCAACAACATCAACTCCTATCCTAGGTGTTAGATTGTTTAATCAAGGCCGCGGACTTATCAACGCTAACTGCTGGGCAAACACAGACAACGTAGTCTACGGTATTGATGCACGTGACATTTGGATGTTTAACGGCAGTTCATTCCAAGGTATAGGTAACCAGCGTGTCAAGCATTGGTTCTTTGATCAATTGGATCCACAGTACTGGGCTCGGGTTTATATGATAACAAACACAGAGAAGAACCAAATTGAGATTTACTTCCCGGATGCAAACGCTAGTGAAGGTGTGCCGAATAAGATGTTGAGTTATCGTTATGACCTAGACTGCTGGAATGCTCCACGTGACGTGCTTAAGGCTACATTTGCTTGCGAAAGTCCGGAATGGAGTGAAGTAAGTCCTAGCGTATGGGACTTTAATCCTGCTAGCCGTACAGTTGTATATGCTAAAGGTGCAGAAGATACTCCGCTAATCCAAAAGGATGATGGCTATCTATTCATCAAAGCAGATGGCGACACAAGACCTATCGTTAGTAGTTTCCGCAGAGACAATATCAAGTTAGTTAAAGACTATTCAAGCAAGAGTTTAGTACATCGTGTGCTACCTGAGATCGTTAACTTGAACAGCAACAACGTGGCAATTGATCCTAGCGTTGATACAGCATTAATAGGCAATGTAGGCGCAACTATTGAAGGTGCTAACAGTGTAGGACAAACTCCTCAATACCGTGTTGCACAATACATTAGCACCGATACTGATTATCCTTGGGTACAGATTAACCAAAATGCTAATCGTGTAAGTTCAATTGAACTAAGCAGTGACTCAACAACACCAGGCACTATTTGGATGTGCTGTTCAATAACATTTCAGTTCGCGGAGGTTGAAGATGACCGCTGATCGTTTTAATACTAAGACTGTGACAATGGAGAATGGATGTATTGAATGGACCGGCAGCAAATTACCATCCGGTTATGGCAGGCTGCGAGTAGGAAAGAAAATTGAATTGGCGCATAGATATGTTGCGGCTCAACACGGATTCACTATAACAGGAAAAATAGTTTGTCACAAATGTGATAATCCAAGTTGCGTTAATATTGATCATCTATTCGTCGGCACGCAAGCGGATAATGTTAAAGATATGATGAACAAAAAGCGCAACGGCTATAATCCTGACCTAGGTAAACTTTCAGTAGATGATGTAAGAACCATTCGCTCTTCTACTTTAAGTAGAATAGAACTTGCTAACAAATATAATGTAACTCCTCAATATATTACAAGCGTTAAACGTGGACTGTATAGAAAGGATGTAGTATAATGGCACAGTTTCCTATAGTAGACAAAAGCGGTATCTACGATGCGTTAAACTATGTGTTAAGTGGCCCCACTAGCCTAGGGCAAGAGTTTGCTTACTATAATAGCAACGGCCTAGAGCAATGGGACTTAACCGGAAACTATCGCTTACCGTTTACGCAAGTTAGTTACAATCCTCCTCACGTTCCGGGCGTTAACCTTTACGTTGCTCCTATTGCTTTAAGCACTAGTGAAATGCTAGATGAATATACTTGGAAGTATACATTTGCAACACCGTATGGATCTGCTCCTTTTATCAACGGGCAGAACGTTACAGTTGCAGGTGTAGCCGACAGTTACTATGATGGTACCTATACGCCAATTGGTGTAGTTGAGTGTACCGACACTTATGTTATAGTTAAAACTCAAAGTCCTTATGCTATAGTCGCTCCTAGTACAGGCGGCACAGTGGGACTAGACAGTATGGGTTATGCAATCAGTACTGACTGTAATGGTCGCGTAACAGTTAACGGTAATAGCGACATTGTCAGCATCAGTAACCAAATTAATTTTGAACTGTTTGCAGATCCGGCCTATGTAGGCAGTTACTATTGCAATGTGCGTCTCAATAGATATCACGGCGAAACTAACAATGATCCTATTAACCCGGACTACATCTTCATATATGACAAGACTATTGCATACAAAGAGTTCTTAGTGCCTACTACCGTAGTAAGTCACACAATTGAACTTGAAAGCATCTTAACAAGTATTATAGATCAACCGGGTCCGGGCTACTTCTGGTACATTCTAGAATTAGAATATATAGACAACAGTGGCGGCAACATAGTCACTAACTGTATTCTAAAGCAGCGAAGTTTTGCTGCACAAGTATTGAAAACGTAAAGTAATGACAAAAGAAAATGAACTGACAGGAAAATTAGAATATCTACGTAGCGAGATAGACCATAAAGCAATATACAGATGCAGACCCGGAGAAACACTTCCAGCCAAGCAGCCCAACTATCGCTACACTTGGCAATTCTATCTACGTAGAGTTTTGTTTGATCCAGACTTTGTAATAACAGCAGCAGAGATGCTAGTAGACATATTGCCAAGTCGGGATGTTCAAATTGGTGCTTGCGAAGACGCAGGCGTACCATTAGGACTAGCATTAGCAGCACAGTTAGGTAGCCCAATGATTACTATTAAGAAAAGTCGTAAAGCATATGGACTATTGAACTTTACAGAAGGACGCTTTACAGGTAAGCCTATCTTGTTAGTAGATGATCTAGCAGGTAGTCAAACAACGTTAAGAACGGCTGCTAGAACATTGATGGCATTTAACATACCTGTTGCTGCTCATTATGTAACTCTGTTAAACAAAACAAAAGAATCGCACGATGCGTACTTAAAGAATAAGCACTTGATAAGTCTGTTTACTTGTGAAGATTTTGCCCTAACGTGGGAAGATTATTGCCTACGTTATGGACGCGAGCCTGACTTTGGTGCCTATTATTGATTAAATAGTAATATGAAAAAGAAATCAACTCACTACCAAATTCCGGACGTTACAGTATATGATGCAGACGGAAAGCCTTTAACAGGCCGAGCAGCCGCTCGTGCTCTTAATGCTTATCTAGCCCATATGGGTAGAGGACACGACACGCTAGTTGCTCACATTAACGAAGATGAAGCAGAAATGCTTAAAGATGCCGGAGGTTCGGGCGCAGTTAACCCGCACACTGGTATGATTGAGTTTGACGACGGCGGCGATGG